ATAAATGATGAGCAAGCAAAAGACATTTCGAGGATGAGGCGTGGTTAAAATATTAGCGGGAATTTTGACATCTAGAGAGACAGATGATATTGTAAGAGCAATTAAATCAGCACAGCACCGAGATGTTTCTATTGTTGTGATTGTCAACACCAACGACAATGAACTTTATGAATCTGTTAAAACAAAAGTAGCTGAGCTAAAAGTTATTGATGTTGTCAAAACACAATCTAATGGCAATCCTGGCAAAGGCAAAAATTCTGTTATTTCTTATTTTAAGAAAACTGATTATACCCACTTGATTCCAATAGACGGTGACGATTATTTAGCAAAAGACGGCATAAAATATCTTGTAAAATATATTAAAATACTAGAGCCGGATGTTGTTGGTCAGGGCAATAACAAAATGTCTATAGGTGATCTAAATACCACGTGGGAAGATTTCGGGCAAAATATTGTAGATCCAAAATACAATTGGTCTGATCTAGAAGAGGTTAGCAAAAAAACAATACTTTCGCTAGTCAAAATCAGAAATTTAAGTGATACTATATTACCCTTTAATAGATTTTTAATATTATCTAAAACTGCAATAACTAAATTTAAATATTGTGAGGATATAAAAATTGCTGATGATATTACAGCATATTTACAATTATATGCTCAAACTGTAAAGGGTATAAAGTATTACATTACCAAAACAAGAGAACTATATGTTTATGATCTCACTGATCAGGGTGTTTTACATCAATATGTATCTGGTGAGCATCACAAAGATATGCAAACCTTTTTTGATAAGGTAGGAGAATTGAATTTTGATGGGGCAGCAGTTACCTATATTGATTAAACGTATAGATAGCACCTTTCCAGAATGGCCTTTATTAACTGAGTTTACAAAAAAAGCAGAATTAGAATCTAGGGTTATGGCTTGGACTCGTTGGCCATATAATGCAGATTCTTTTTTGTTTAGACTCTATAAGTATAAGATGTATGATAAAGAAAACAAAGGCTCATACTATGTAGGTGTATACAATGATGAGATTGTGTGTGGTGGGGGACTAGCCAAATTACATGATACAAATTATGCTCATGTTTTTACTAGAATGTACACACTACCCGAATTCAGAGGCAAAACACAATCTTGGCATCAAGCTTTAACTAAAAATATGGTTAAGGATGTTAAGCGTTTTAATTATGATGGTTATGTAATAAGTTTTAATGATGAAAACAAGCGTTATCACAAAATGAATTTTAGAAGTAATGATCCCAGTAAAATTAAATATGTTGACGGTAATCCTTATATAAAAGATAGATTTGTGATTCCCTTTTATCACAAAGAAGACCCGGTATTAATTAATAAAGTAAAACAATGGATTAATTATTATCCGGATAGTATTGAAATGAAAAATTATTTGGAAAGTATTCATGCAGATAAACAGTAAATATGTGATGCGTTGGATGGAGTATATGCGAAACAACCCAGACAATGCCTATCGCTTTTCAGAATGTTTTTGGCCCAGTCAAATAAAGAGCAAGGATCATATTGTACAATCAGTTGTTGATGATGATATAGATAGACTTTGGCTGAAGTCTTTAGACAGTGTTTATATCTTTGGTGGTTGGTATGGTATGTTAGCGCAATGTTTAGATTCAGCATTTCCTAAAATCAAAATAAAAACTATTGATATAGATCCTGATTGTGTAGATGTATTCTGGCAAATAAACTATGATTTAGATAATAATATCCTACCAATAACTGCCTGTATGTCAGAGTATGAATATGAAGATGAGCCTAGTTTGATTATTAATACCAGTGTTGAACATGCTGAACAAAGCATTTATAATATTTGGTGGGAAAGGATACCTGATGGTACAGCATATATTATACAAGGGAATAATTTTTTTGAATGTGGTGAACATATTAGATGTTCAAAAGATATTGATTCTTTTATTGAAATGAACAATGTACAAAACTGTTTATTTTCAGGTGCTATAGATTGTGAACAATTTGAAAGATACTATGCTATTGGTGTTAAGTGAACAATGTTTCTAAGATAGAAGAAGTAAACAATGAGTTAAAAGAAACCTTCAGTAATAGTTTTTGTTTAGCCAAATGGCTACAAGCATCAATTTATTTACATCGGGGTGAGACTCATAGTTGTTATCATCCGCCTCCGCATAAAATACCTGTAGACACACTAACTAATCCTGCAGCTTTGCATAATACCCCTCTTAAGATCCAAGAGAGAAGGTTAATGCTAGATAACCTAAGGCCTCCAGGTTGTCAATACTGTTGGAACATTGAAGACCTTAAGGGAGAACATTTATCAGACAGAAAAATAAAATCTACAGGGCTATACAATAAAATCAAGGTACAGGAAATCCATGACAATCCTGTTTCAAATAGTATTAACCCTACTAGATTAGAAATATCATTTAGTGATGAATGTAATTTTAAATGTGGATATTGTCACCCTAAACATAGTAGTAGCTATTACAATGAAATAAAAAAATATGGACCCATTGAAACTGTAACTACACATCAATGTTATTTAGACTTTGAAAAGGTAGAAGAAAATAATAACCCCTATGTTGATGCTTTTTGGAGGTGGTGGCCAGAGTTATCAAATGATTTAACCGTACTTAGAATAACAGGCGGAGAACCATTATTACACGCATCAACAATGAGGCTGTTACAAGAGTTAGAAACAAACCCGAAACCCAATTTAGAATTGAGTATAAACTCTAACCTAGGTATGTCAACACGCCACGTTGAAAAAGTATCCAAACAAATTAAGATATTGTTAGATAAGAGATGTATCAAAAGTTTTGTAATGTATACTAGTATGGATACATGGGGTGAACGTGCTGAGTATATCAGAACAGGTTTAGATTGTTCTCTATGGGAAAAGAACCAAGACACTTATATAAGAATAACAAAACAACCAGTTAGCCATATGTGTACTTTTAATATTCTAAGTGTTACAAGTTTTAAAACATACCTAGAGAAAGTTTTGTATTGGAGAGAAAAGTATATAGATGTCATTGATTACAACGGTATAAATAATTTAAAGGAAGAAAATATACGCATTGACATACCGTACTTAAAAGAACCTTTACAATATAATATGCTGTTGTTGCCTAAACAGGAGTATATAAAATATTTTAACGAGTTAGTTGATTTTGCCAAAATTAATTTAACTGAAATTGAATTTGAAAAAATAAAAAGACTTAGAGATTATTTTTATCAATCAGACATTGCTAATATTGATGAAGGAAGAAAAAACTTTTATAATTGGTTTGTTGAATTGGATCAAAGACGAAATACTAATTTTATAAGGACTTTTCCTGAAATGGAAAGTTTTTGGAAGCAATGTCAAACATTATTGTAAGTGATAAACTAGATACTATTAGCCCTTCCTTTTGTTTAGCAAAATGGAATATGGTTAGCTTGCATCTAACAAATGGAATGACCCATAGTTGTTATCACAACCCGCCACACCCTATTTCTCTAAAAGGCCTACAAGAAAACCCAGGACTTCTACACAATACTGATAAAAAAATTACCGAGCGCACTCAAATGCGAAATGGTGAACGACCTGATGGGTGTTCTTATTGCTGGCGTATAGAAGATTCAGGTCATAAAAGTGACAGACATTATCGTGCAGATGAATGGTGGAATGGTGTAGACTTTGAAAAAATTTCAAAGGGTGATTTACATTTAGACAGCAATATCACCCCTGCATATGTTGAAGTAAATTTCAATCAAACTTGTAATTTCAAATGTATATACTGTAGCCCACATTTAAGTTCTTCATGGGAAGAAGAAATAGAGGAACACGGCCCTTACACAATGTATTTAGGCAGTCACAATAACATTAAATCTCTGATTGATAAAAAGTTGATGCCTAAGAGAACAGCACAAAAAGATAATCCTTATGTACAGGCATTTTGGAAATGGTGGCCTGAAATTTATCCCAATCTAAAAATATTTAGAATGACGGGCGGTGAACCTCTTGTAGATCACAATACATGGAAGGTCTTGGATTATGCTAATGAAAATCCAAATCCAAATCTTGAAATTAGTGTTACAAGTAATTTTTGTCCTCCGAAACCTGAGTTGTTTGACAAATTCATAAACAAACTAAAAGCTTTGGAAGAAGTACGTGTTTACAATTTTGATAACAAAGAAAGATGTGGACCCGGTATAAAATATTTTAATATGTTTGTCAGTTTGGACAGTGTAGGCAAACAAGCTGAATATATTAGAACCGGTTTAAACTATAATACACTAGAATCAAATGTTAAGAGATTTTTAAACGAAACCTCAGGAACAAGTTTAACATTTATTAATACTTTTAATATGTTGAGCATAACGAAGCATTTGGAATTTTTACAAATGATTCTAAAATTGAGACAAGAGTATAGTAAAAAAAATCAGAGTGAAGTATCAATACAAATACCCAATAAACCCTCATACCTGCCATTTGTTAGAGAAAAAACACAAAGAATATGGTTTGATGTTCCCCTATTAAATACACCGTCTTGGTTAAATATAAAACTTTTAAGTGACATACCTGAATTTGTTTCTATGTTAGCTGATTGTATTGCCTTTATGCAAGATAACAAGATGAATGATAACCTTGTTGGTTTTTATGATTACGAAATTGATAAGGTCCAAAGAAATTATGATATATTGAAAGAAGGAACAAGGCAAGCTGAACTTGTTGTTGATAAAAGAAGATTCTGTGATTTTGTAGATGAATTGGATAAACGCAGAAATACAAACTTTCAAAATACTTTTCCTGAATTGGCTCAGTTTTATACTGATATAAAAAACGGGGTACAATCTCAAAAAGCATTAAAGTATGAATACAACATCAACAATATTAACTTAGTACATTTTGAGTTGAGTAATAAGTGTAATGCTGCTTGTCCTAGTTGTGCAAGAAATGCCGGCGGTGTTAAATTACCTTGGTTAGATACAAAAGAATTATACCTAGATGATGTTAAAAAAATAATGGAGGGTGCTAGATTTTTACCGAGAACTAATGTGTTATATTGTGGTAATTATGGAGACCCAGCAACAGCAAGGGATTTGATACCTATTATTAAATGGTTTCAAGAACAAACCGGCAAATACCACCAGAGGATGCAAATTGTAAATACAAATGGCGGATTAAGAACTAAAGCTTTTTGGAGAGAGCTTGCTTCATGTTTTCCTAAAGGTGAAGGTAACGGTAGGGTTACTTTTAGTGTAGATGGACTCAGTGATACAAATCACATTTATAGAAAAAATGTAGTTTGGTCAAAATTGTGGGAAAACATGAACGCATATGTTGAGGCAGGCGGTGAGGCGAGATGGGAGTTTCTTATTTTTGGACACAACAAACATCAGGTGGAAGAGGCAAGAAAAATTGCTGAAGATTTGGGTATGGAGTTTACACCGAAACGTCCTTTTGGCTTTGATGCTTCCGGCGGCCGTTTAGATCAGCAAAAATATACACACGCTTGGAATAGACAACATGAATACGAATACAGTATAGTATCAGCAGAAGATCCAGATACTGGACCGGTAGTGTTACCTACAATGGTGGGAGAAAAACAAATACCAACACAAGAAGAACCTAAACTTGCACATAAAATTATTGCTACAGATGCTGAAAATAAATTTTCTAAAGAGTCCTGTATTAAGTGTAAGTCTTTAGGACAAGATAAACAGGGATGGCATCAGATATATATAAGAAGTGATGGTCATTTGTTGCCCTGTTGTTTTATGGATGGTCTTACACACAGCAAACCATACAATTTTGCATCTCAACAAATGAAGGATACTATATTAAAAACTTATCCTCATTTAAATTGTCTTGACAGACCTATAGAAGATGTTATAATGGATACACAAGTAAAAAAAGCATTTTTTGATCCAATGAATTTAAAAAACGCCAAAGAAGGGAAGCCAATGTTCTGTGTAGATCATTGTGGTGACAACAATTTTGTAGATTTGTTATATAGTAAATATGAAGAAAAGAGATAATCATGGTAGATAAACACATAGATAAACTGATAGAAACTAGAGATATTCTTAATGATGTCGGTAATGGATTTTGCCTTCAGAAATGGCGTAATGTAACTCTATATTTGCATATGGGAGATAATCATAGTTGTTATCACCCACAACCTAATCGTGTACCAGTAGAAGAGGTTTTAGCAAATCCTAAAGCAATTCATAACTCAAAGTTTAAAAAACAAGTTAGAAAAGAAATGCTTGAAGGTAAAAAGCCTAGCGAATGTTATTACTGTTGGAATGTTGAAGAACTAGAAGGCAACCATTACAGTGATAGAATGATACACAATTCCAGCACTTGGTTAGATGCAAAAAAAGAAACCGAAGAAATTAGAAATATGCCATGGGACGCTGATGTAAATCCTTATTATGTTGAGGTTAGTTTTGGCGCTGGTTGTAATTTCAAATGTGGGTATTGTTGTCCTCAAGCATCTTCACAGTGGCAGGATGAAATTGAAAAACATGGTAATTATGATATTAGTTTCAATCAGTATGGTATTGATTATTTAGAACATACTAAAGTTTATAAAGATGATGAATACAACCCATATGTTGAAGCATGGTGGGAGTGGTGGCCAGAACTTAAAAAGGATTTGAAAGTATTACGTCTTACAGGCGGAGAGGCATTGTTAAATCCAAACACTATGAAAATGTTTAAGTTAATACAAGAAAGTGATGATTGTCAGCACTTAGAAATTAATTTGAATAGCAACATGGGTGTGTCTACCGGCCGTGTTACTAGGCTTGCTGAAGCTGTTAAAGCAATGCTTGAAAACAAAAAAATTAAAGACTTTAAGTTATACACTAGCTTAGAAGCATGGGATGAGCGAGCTGAGTACATGAGACGTGGACTTAGAATGAAACAGTGGGTCACAAATGTCGAAACTTATTTAGAAATTGTACCCGATACTCCTATTAGTGTTATGTGTACTTATAATATATTAAGTGTTGCCTCTTTTAGACCTTTCTTGGAAAACATATTAAGACTTAGAAAGAAATGGAATAAAACACCCGGCAATAATAGAATTATATTTGATACCCCGTATCTAAAAGAGCCTCCACATTGGATGATAAACTTATTACCTCAAAGTTTCGGTAAATATATTGATGAAGATTTACAATTTATCAGTGATAATATTTCCACAGATGGAGTCACAGGATTTTGGGACGTTGAATACGAAAAACTAAAACGAGTTAGAGATTATTTTTATCAAGGCGGGGCGCGTGTAACAGATAAAGTTATCAGAAACGGCAGAAAAGATTTTTACAATTTCTTTACTGAATACGATAAGAGATCTGATCTTAGCTTGTTACAAACATTTCCAGAGTATGAAGATTTTTATTATCTATGTCAAGAACTGGTTGAATCAGATGCAGAAAACCTGATACCGGTTAAGGAAATTTAAATGAGTGATTATAGCTGGCCAATATCTACTGAAATAACAGCGATGCATCTAGAATTAACTACTAGGTGTAATGCTGCCTGTCCAATGTGTCCGAGACACATTGATAATGGTAGGGCAATAAATCCAAATCTAATATTGGACGAAATTACTTTTGAAAATTTCAAGGAATGGTTTTCACCTGAATTTTTAGCACAACAACGCAGGGTGTATGCTTGTGGCAATTACGGTGATCCAATTGCTGCCAAAGACACTTTAGAAATTTTCAAATACATTAGAGAACATTCACCTTTTTGTAACCTAGTTATTCATACAAATGGAAGTGCGAGAAATGAAAAGTGGTGGGCAGAATTAGCTACTGTAATTAATGGTTATCGCCCTGACCCATTATGGAAAGGAGAAGATTATGTTGTTTTCTCTGTAGATGGCCTTTGGGATACAAACCACCTATACAGAAGAAATACAAATTTTGATACAATATACAGAAATATGCAAGCGTTTACTTCTGCAGGTGGTAAAGCAAGATGGGACTATATTGTTTTTGAACACAACGAACATCAGGTAGAAGAAGCCAAACAAATGGCAGAAGATATGGGGTTTGAGTTCTTTAATATTAAGAGAACTACCAGATGGCAAGGATATAACATTGAAACAGATAACAGAGGATTCTATGAGGTTAGAAATCCTGATGGTACAAATTATTTGTTGAGACAGGCTAAAGATAGTAAATATCAACATGAAAATGCTATTGAGTTTAAACAAAAGGTTAGATTGATACCTCAGTATATTACCAACGATGAATTTAAACGTATGTTTCCTAGCATGCACGCTAAAGATACAATGTCTGTTTTTGATCCTGAAACCAAAGAACAGATTACCATTAAACACAATACATTGGGTGTAGACTGTCGTGCAAGATTAGGTAAGTATCAAAGCAATAATGAAATATTTGTTACAGGTACGGGTCATGTTTATCCTTGTTGTTTCCTCGGAGGCGAACCCTGGAGAGCACCCAGTAATTACAATGCCAAAGATACTTCAAAAGAAATGGTACAACTTAATGGCGGTATGGATTCTATTAGTCTACATGAAAGCACATTAGATAATATTATGCTCACACCACTGTTTCAAAGATATTTACCCATGAGTTTTGAAAAAGGATGTAATATGAGAAGTTTTCAATGTTCGTCTTGTTGTGGTGATGAATATAATCAATTAGATCAGGGTGAATTGGGCGATAATAACAGATCATTGAGCAAAAAACAAGAGAGAGAATCACACAATGATGGATGAAAAAAGCTCACACATCTTCAGAACAGGTAACTGGAGATTAGACAAAGAAAATCAGCGAGTGATGCAACACGAAACAACTATTTGTGTATATCCGTGGAATTGTATTAGTGTGGGATCTAACGGCAATTTGAGACCTTGCTGTAATGCTACAAATCCTGTTATGTTGGAGGATGATAAATTAATAAACGGTGCACCTAATAATGCCAACCTAATTAGCAATGTTAATAATGGTAAAGATCAGAAGGATGTCCTTATAACTAAGACTCATCAGGAGATACGCGAGTCTATGTTACGAGGTGAACAACATCCTATCTGCAATCGTTGCTGGGAACAAGAAGATCAAGGTGTGCCGAGTTTTAGACATGATGCTAATTTAAGGCACCCAGATGATTATGAAAGAATTTTTGAACAGAAAACAACCGAGCCACTTGTTACTCGGCTTGAACTAGATTTAGGAACAAAGTGTAATCTTAAATGTAGAATGTGTAGTCCATTTAGTAGCTCATTAATACAGAAAGAAATTAACGCAAATAGAGAACATAATGATGGTGAAATTGTAGATTATTACGGATTGCACCCTATAGACAAAACAAAAGATTTTAAACTGACTGAATGGGTTGATTTTGTGGATATTAAAGATCTACTAAAAGATCATATTCATAATGTTAATTACATTTATGTTATAGGTGGTGAACCTCTAATCATTGATGAACATTTGGAGTTATTAGAATGGATTATTGAACTTGATTTGGCTAAAAATATGCGACTTCATTACAATACCAATGGTATTAAAATTGGTAAAGACTTTATTGAAATGTGGAAGCGGTTTAAATCAGTACAAATGGCTACAAGTATAGATGGTTATCAGGAACATTACGAATATGTAAGATTCCCAGCCGCCTGGAGTAAAATAGATAAGAATTTCAAAAGTATTTTTTCTATCCCTAATATCAATTGTAGTATAAGCACAACGGTTCAAAACATTACACTTGAACGTATGGATGAATTTATATTGTGGGCTGAGGAAATCGGCTCAAGTGTATTTTTCTTGCACGTAGATTATCCTAATTTTTATGCTCCTTGGGTGATGCCAGAGGACAAATATTACGAATCAATAAATAAACTATATAAGATAAAAGATAGAATTAGTGAGACTAATAGATTAAATTTTAAGTATTTGTTATCACGTTTGGAGTCTGACGGAGAAAAATATTTTTCAAAAGAATATGATGCTGAACGTAATAAAAGAATGAGAGACTTTGTGAACAAATCGTTGGTTTTAGATAGAATCCGAGGACAAAATTTGTATGATTTTCATCCTTGGGCTAAAGAAATAGATGTATCACAAGGAATCGAAATAAATGAGATACGAGTACAAGGGTAGAACGGCAGAATTTTCCCGTATAGTAGCGTATGGTTGTAGTTTTACTGAAGGGCATGAAATATTAGATTATGAGCATAAGTATAAAACACTAAAAACTCCAGAAGAAATAGATAACTGTAAGAAAAAATATAAGGATGCGGGAAAATCTATTTACCAGTTTTATCAGGAGAATCTTTCCTTCGAAAGTGGTTTTTCTGACGGTGTAATATCTGGACCCATGATTTCTAGAACAAGATCTAGAGCATGGCCGGCAATGTTAGCGAAAAGGTTTGGTTCAAAATATATTAATCGAGGATTTTCTGGCACTGGGATGTGGAATCACATCCAGACATATGAACAAGACACTGCTAGTGGATTAATTAAAGATGATGATTTAATAATTTTTGGTTTGACAACGGCTTCTAGATTTTTTTGGCTTCCACCAAAACTCGGCCCCCAGATTAGGGGGTTTATGGATACCCCATATACACTAATGCCGGGTATGAGATTCCAAAATGTTTCAGAGTTTTTAAGCCAAAAATTTTTAGATTTGTTTGATACTGAATATGCAAATCCAATGTTCACTTGTGCTGTGGCGTTTCAAGCAATTAAATATATAGAGTATCTTTCACACGCAAGAGGAGGTTTGGCTCTTATGATACCGGCCGCGGCAGACCTTACAACATACGGAGCCGGTTCGGTACCAAATCATCCACATATGTTTTGGGAAATGGGGTATGATGCTTCATACGCACTTACTCAACCCTTTAAAAAAGATTTTGAAAAAGATTTGTTATCTTATGTAGAAGTAGAGGGTTGTCAGAACGCTGAAAGGCTTGAAAGAACTGGTGGTTATCATACGTATTTTCACCCAAAGTTAGAGGCATATCAAGAGTTTGTAGACGAAATATACGAGGCAATTAAATGCTAACCAAAATAAAAAACTGGTATACGAGATGGAAAAATCGTAGAGAAATGAAAAAACGTCTTAAGAAATTACGTGAGATGGATCCATTTACGTATGATTAATTGGGGTGTTAGTGCAGGATTTCACGATGCCGCACTAACAGTTATAGCTGACAATGAGATCGTGTTTGCCGGCCACGCAGAACGGTATACCAAAAATAAAAACGAAAAGAATCTTTCAATTGGATTAATTTGTGACGCATTAAAATTCGGTGAACCTGAAAGTATACATTGGTATGAAAATCCTATCTTAAAAGCAACAAGACGGTGGTGGGTAGGTCAGAACAACCCTTGGGTCAATCCTATAGATCACTTTAATAATGTGGGTTACGGTCCTAAATGTAAAATTAAATGGGGCAATCATCACAGGTCACATTGGGCAGCTGGATATTATACAAGACCTTTTGATGAATGTGCTACACTTGTTATTGATGCGATAGGCGAATGGATTACTACAAGTATTTGGAACGAAGATAAACTTGTATTTAATCAAAATTATCCAAACTCAGTGGGTTTATTTTATTCTGCCTTTACTGATAGAATAGGACTTAAACCTAATGAAGATGAATATATCCTTATGGGCATGGCAGCATACGGTGATCCTGATAGATTCTATAATGAAATATCTGATTTTTTAACGAGGGGTACTAATCTTCATCGAGGTGTTCGTTGGTGGAAACCTGAACTTACTAGTACACAAGATTATTTTGATATAGCAGCAGCAACACAAAAAGTATACGAAAGTAGACTAAAAGCTTTACTTTACATAACAAAAGAATTGACACAAAAAAATAATATTGTTTTCATGGGCGGGTGTGCATTAAACTGTCTTGCCAATAGAATACTACCCACATATTTTAAACAACATTGGATAATGCCAAATCCGGGTGATGCGGGTTCATCATTGGGTGCGATACTTGCACACACACAAGAAAGAGTTAGGTTTACAACCCCCTTCTTGGGTCACAATATTGAGGGAGAATATCCGGTTGACAACCTACTACAAGAACTGTTACAATGTGGGATAGTCGGAGTAGCAAATGGGCGAGCAGAATTTGGACCAAGAGCATTGGGCAATCGCTCACTTCTTGCTGACCCTCGTGGACAAAAAATGAAAGATAAAGTTAATGCTATCAAACAGAGACAAGAATTTAGACCGTTTGCTCCTGTTATAAGAATAGAAGATGCGGCGGATAATTTTGAAGTTGGTAAATTTTTTCATTCACCGTATATGCAGCAAGTGGTGAAATGTAAATATCCTGAAAAGTATCCTGCTATTGTACATAAAGACGGAACAAGTAGAGTACAGACAGTAACAAGACACAGCAATATCGGGTTGTACACTTTGCTTACACAATGGAAAGAAAAAACAGGATGCCCTATGCTACTTAATACTAGCTTAAATATTAAGGGTATGCCTATAGTTAATGATAAAACAGATGCTTTAAAATTTGAAAAACATTATAAAGTAAAAGTTTATTAAAACATAAATAAAAGTATTATGGGACAAGTAATACTTTTTAAACGAAAACCCAAAGTACCTGAAGCTAAAGTAGTAGGTCACAGAATATTATTCTATACAGATGAGGAAATAGACATAACACTTTTAGCTCTAAATATGTATGGGTTCGATAAACTTAGATATACAGTGGAAACTATGAAATCTCTAGAACCCTTGTATATTAAAGCCTGTTTGTGTGAACTAAGACGCAGTGATCTCATATCCTCTCATGGCAGGAGAGTTATAAATATGATTATTAATAATATGGAGGAAGTACGTGATGCCAACTAAATTCAAACCGAGTATTACAAAATTTGAGAAACAAAGTAACGGGACTCAAAAAAAGGTTTCAGAACATTTTTATATGCGCTGTACATCTACAAAAGAGATTCTGGCAGCATATGAATCTACAAAAATCCCCAAGTACAAGAATAAGTTGAAAAAAGAACTCGTAAAGAGAGGTGTGCTTAATGCCAACGTATAGTTTTCGTAATAGCGAAACGGGCGAACAGTATGATATGATTATGAAGTACGAGGATAAAGTAAACTACCTAAACAATCATCCTGAAATCGAATCAATTATCACCAAAGCTCCTGGATTGACTACAGGCACAGGTGATCGAACACGCCCCCCTGAAGGGTTTAAAGAAGTATTATCTAAAATTGCTGAAGCTAATCCAAATAGTACACTAGCTAGTGATTTTGGAAAAAAAGATCATACCTCAGTTAAAAAACGAGAGGTAATAGAAAAACACAGAAAATTACAGGGAGGAGATTAAACTTTTGTAATGATTCTCTAACTTTAACCACACCATAAGGAAATTATTTATGGCAAAGAAGAATCTTCAGTTAGTACAAAACGAAAGTGGTAGTCCAAACAATAGTCTTAAAATGAGGATTGAAGACCTCAGAACAATCGACGCAAAAACAGAAACCCAAGGCCAGTTTATGTCACAATACAGACATAAGCCGGCCTTTTTGCTACACGGTTGTGCAGGCACGGGCAAGACTTTCATAGCTTTATATCGCGCATTGGAAGAAGTAATGGACAAGGGTTCGACCAGAGACAAAGTAATTATAGTTAGGTCTGCTGTGCCGTCCCGTGAAATTGGTCATTTACCAGGCGACCAAGATGAGAAAACTGAGGTATATAGCGCACCCTACCAAGCAATGTGTCAGGAATTATTCCCATCAAAACAGCAACCATATCAGAGGTTGATGGAACAAAAGTATTTGGATTTCATGTGTACTTCATTTGTCAGAGGTATCACACTAGACCATTCTATTGTTATCGTTGATGAATGTCAGAACTTAAATGACATGGAAATCAATTCCATAATGACAAGGGTAGGCGTAAATACAAAAATAATTTTTTGCGGAGACTTCCGACAAACAGACCTTTACAAGAGGAATGACTTGTCTGGGCTCAAACAGTTTATGGTAACTGTTGAAAATATGCCATCTTTCTGTTCCATCGAATTTGGCCCAGAAGATATAGTCAGATCAGAACTAGTCCGGGAGTATATTGAGGCTAGAATGAAGTATGAGGACTCACAATACATATAAGTGCTTGATTTATAAGCGCTTTTAATTTCTCCAATAAAATCAAGCACTTACGTCAGAAATGGCCTAAGTGCTTGTTTTCCTTAGGCCAAAAAATGCTTGACTTTTTCTATAATACGTGTATAATAAGCACTGTAAACTGATAAATTAACTTGTGAGGAGATGTTTATGAGTAATGTAGCGAAAATTTCAGAGCTTATTGTTAGTTTCAATAACGCAGTCCGTAACCCTGAGAACTTAGACGAGCGCGGTCGTATCAACTGGAACTTTGTGGATGCTGATATTCACTTGGACGCGGGCGAGGTTGACAAGTCTGTACCCGAGTCTTGGTACAATGTATTTAACGAACTCGCTGATGAAATCGAATTCAACCTATTACAGGAGTCTGTATAATGTGGAACTTAGAAGGTATGCGTGTTAAAGGTATGTATCTTAGCGGTGATGTACCCGTCAGCGGTAAAGTAACCCACAGTCGTGTTGAATACGGCGGTAACGTATCTCATCACGTTAAGCTCGACAAGGGCTTCCAGTGGAAAAATTCTGCTGATAAGGTTGTTATCAGTCGTGAGTCTGGTGAGGTTGTTATTGTTGACCACAAGTATATTACAGAGGTGCGTGACTAATGTTGATTGTATCTAACGGTTTTTCCGATCAGATTTTTTCTTGTCACCAGGAAGTGATTGACTTCTTTGGTCTGGAGACCTTCATGGCGCTAATGGACGGTATTCATTCTCAATTCACAATGAGCTATAGTAATGAAACACTATAAGTTTCCTAACCCAACAAATCCGACGGCCGAATTAATCAAGCGCCGTCGGTTACAGATACTTGTCCACTCTTGCATCTACTATGCGCTTGACACCAATATCATTAGCGACTATACTTATGATAAATGGGCTAGAGAACTTGAGCAGCTAATGAAGGATTATCCTAACGCTTACAGTGATAGGTTTGATGCAGAATTTGACAAGTGGGATAGCTCATCAGGTTTTGATTTACCGATGCGAGACCCGTGGGTGTTAAAAACAGCAGAGAGGTTAATATACAATAATAATGAATTACCTAATTAAAGGGACAGGAAGAACTGGTAGTAATTTGTTATTACATTATCTGGCTGCTTGTGGTTATGAACCTGTAGAATTAAACGCTCTGTTATACTATTCGTCAAAAGATCAATATCCTTTGATAACCTATTACAGAACAGGGAAAACCGAAAAATTAATACATCAGAATAATTTAGTTATACATGACCATTCTGGTTGGTTACCTTTGAATACACTTGATTATAACTTAATTATCTCGCGCAGGGATAATAAATTGGATCAGCTGTGTAGTCATTATTTGGCTATAAACACCAAACAATATACTCCAGATGAATATACAGATGAGATTAAAATTGAACCCTTTAATGTCAATGTAGAACAAGCATTGAGAATGAAAGATCTTTTAATTAAAGCAGATAACTTGATGCAAGAGCTGTTAATACTTCCTTGGTTATCAGGAACAGTAATTACATTAGAAGACCATTTATCCAAAGGCCCGGGGTTTTTACAAATGTTATTGGGTGAGACTCCTAAAAAACCTTTTAATATGGATAGAGAAAAAAATCCTCATAGTGCAAAAGATTATATTATGAACTATGAGGACCTAAAAAAATCTTACAATAATAATTGTGTTACAAAAAATGTTTGTAATGATACAATAGATTTTGAGATTATATTGCAAAAATTTGTTGATAGTTTTTATTAGCACCCTTAGCTCAATCGGATAGAGCAACGGCCTTCTAAGCCGTAGGTTGCAGGTTCGATTCCTGCAGGGTGTACCAAATTGCCTCGGTGGTGAAATTGGTAGACACAAGGGACTTAAAATCCCTCGCTATAACAGGCGTGCCGGTTCAAGTCCGGCCCGAGGCACCATTATAAGTAGTAATATGTTTAAAAGAATAGCAATAGATTTAAAAATACCAGAAGCAGAAACTACCGGACAAGGTAGATTCTATCGTACACCTGAAGGAAACTTATATCCTTCAGTAACCACCGTTATGTCTCATGCGTCAAAAGAGTCTATTAAGGCTTGGCGTAAACGTGTCGGTGAAGAAGAAGCAAACAAAATCAGTAATCAGTCAGCAACAAGAGGTACAAAGATACATGACTTGTGTGAGAACGTGTTGCTGAATAAGGATATTGATACAAGCAATCTCAGTTTGTTAGACAAACAGATGTGGGATCGCTTCCGTCCTGAACTCGACAGGATAGACAACATTCACGCAATCGAAGACCCACTGTACAGTAATCATTTACGTATGGCAGGCCGGGTTGATTGCATTGCTGAATGGGAAGGTAAACTGTCAGTTATTGATTTTAAGACCTCACGCAAAACTAAAAAGAAAGAATGGATTGATAATTACTTTATGCAGTGTACTTCATACGCTATTATGTTTGAAGAAATGACAGGCATACCCGTTTCACAAATCGTTGTTGCTATAACAGTAGAGGGTGAGTTTCCTCAGGTGTTTGTTGAAAAACGAGATAACTATGTAGAGAAACTTTTAGATTTGAGATTAGACTATGAGCGTCACAATAAACTGGAAAGGTAAAATAGGCTACGGTGATATAGTCTCTCCGATTTGTTACGCACACAATGAAGCTGAAAGGCGAGGAGAAGAGGTTACTCTAAATTTTTATTTTGAACACGCACCTGGAACAAAATTTAAAGAAGAAGATTCTGAAACAATAAATGATAGAATAGATTACATTGTTAAAAACACACCCGGGTCTGCTATTGTTAATCAGTTTTATAATCATAAACTAGGGTATGACCACACTAACTATGATGACAGCAACCGTAGTTATCATAATCTAAGATTTGCCAAGGAAACTTGGACCGGCGAAGATGGTCATATTGCAATTGTCCCCTCTTACGGAAACAAAAAACAATTTGATGAATATGCTCCCGGCAAGAGGTGGAAAGATCCTTTGTCAGGTCAGTGGGAAGAATACATAAATGATCTTGGGAACAGACACCGCGTATCTGTTATTGATTATGCCACGCCTGTATCTCAAGCAGCAGATATTATAAAAAAATCTAAAATTGTTATTGGTTATCATGGCTCTTTAATGTGGTTAGCTCGTTGGTTACAAGCTCCGATGATTGTTATATCTGATAAAAAAAGTTTTACAGAAAAAGGATTTCCCTGGAGTGTACACAGTTATTCAAGCGTACACTATGTTATAAATAATTTACAAGAATATAGTTTATATCGTTTGAATGAAGTAAAGAGAACATTAGATGAGTATTTACATCGGGTATGATCCAAGAGAAGAAATTGCTTATGAAGTTTGTAAATATTCAATTGAACAAAGAAGCAATATAGAAGTCAAAAAACTTTACAGTAAAGATATTGCTGAGTATTCTCGCAATCTCGGTGAGCCCCAGTCTACTGATTTTACTTTTACTAGGTTTTGGGTGCCGTTACTATCAGAACAGAAAGGATACTCTATCTTTGTGGATTGTGATTTTCTCTTTTTAGATGATCCACAAAAACTAATTGATATAGCAAAGTCTGATCCTAGTAAGGCAGTTTGGTTATCAAAACATCCTAACTATATACCCAATTCAATTCGTAAAATGGATAATATCTCACAAAACAGTTATTATCGTAAAAACTGGGCAAGTCTGATGGTATTCAATAACTCGCATCCGGATTGTCGTATGTCTGCCAGCTATCTTAATACGTATACACCGGGTATACACTTTCATAAGTTTACGTGGACTGAAAGCATTGGATCGTTACCATTAGAATGGAATTGTTTAGACGGATATTATCACTTAGAAAATCCAAAAGCTATTCATTATACGGACGGCGGACCTTGGTTTGAAGGATATGAGGATACAATGTACAGTGATTTATGGACAATGGAGTATCAAAAATATTTGACAAACAACCCACAGGCTGTATAATATAAATATATTACCCGTTGACGTTTGAAGTAAAACGAGTTTGGACGGGGGTGCAAATCCCCCCGCCTCCACCAATAAAAGACAAGGGGGGCGTTTTAGATTCGACAGACGAGAGAATAGGCAAATTGAGGGTCGTCAGAGTAGACGTTAAAACTACCTTAAAATAAACGCTAACGATGACGTTTACGCCTTAGCTGCATAAGCTAAGTGAGGTATGGGCACCGCCTTATAATCCAAAGGGCCCAATGCCGCTATAGCTCAGCAGGTAGAGCAACTGACTTGTAATCAGTAGGTCCCGCGTTCGATTCGTGGTGGCGGCACCAATTACTAGGAGATTGTATGAATAAGTTTCTTATTTCTACAGCATTACTAGCAGCGTTTTTACTAGCTGTAAAAGTTTTATCAATAAGTGATAAAACTGTAAAAGAAAATATTCCAATTGTTATTGATATTGACATTAGCGCAGGAATAAGTTATAATGAAGTAGAATGTTTAGCACAGAACATTTACTTTGAGGCTCGTGGTGAGCCTATGACAGGACAAATAGCTGTTGCCTATGTTGCACTCAATAGAAAACATGACGAAAGATATCCGAATACTTTGTGTGAGGTTATTAAACAAGGACCTATTTCTGTTTGGTTTCTTACAGAACAAAACAAGATAGTTCCTCTTAGACACCAGTGTCAGTTTAGTTGGTGGTGCGACGGAAGAAGTGACAGCCCAAAAGATATGTGGGCATGGGGTCTTGCAATGGACGTAGCTGAAGGTGTTATAAATGATAAGTATGATGACCCTACTTATGGGGCTTTATGGTATCATAACACAGATGTAGATCCATCTTGGAATAGACAACTTGTCTACACTACAAAAATTGAGAATCATGTATTTTATAGATAATGGAGTAAAAATAAATGTTGGAATTGTTAATGCCTGACAAAGATAAAATAACAGACGTTTTTTTGATAACGAAAAAATTTAATAGCTCTATTGAATTTTCTCAATTTATTGAAAGAAAATCAAAACACACAAACACCTCTTGTATGGATATACTCATTGACTATTGTTTGGGCAATGAAATAGAAATTGAAAGTGTTAATAAACTTTTGACCGCGTCATTAAAAGAAAAGATACAAACAGAAGCACAGGATTTGAATTTATTGAAAAATAAGGGGAGTAGTAAATTACCATTTTAACTATGGATCCTTTTGACGTTTATAAATTGTACTTGGCTCTCAAGTTACATTTTACAACAGAGTCATATGATATTACCAAACATAAAGGTGTTGTACGTGGTAAAAGAGAAACCTTTTTGCAAAGAAAAGACTTGACTGCTATAAGAAAACTTGCCAGGGACTTTTCAAAAAAAGAAATCATAGAGTTGCTTGTAGCTAACTTTGTTTCTGGTAACAAATGGGGCGGCATATTTGATGAAAATTGCAAAAATAATTATAAAGACTACTTGACAACACGTAAGAGATTATTGTATAATTTAGATACAGACTTAGATAATATTCTATTCAGGATGGAAAAAGAAGGAGCTAAGTCAGCAATGGAAGGCACACACCCACTAATCTTCAGAATGTACATGGGTGGGGATATAAAACTTGAAACACTTGTTATTATGGAAAAAATATATCCGTTTGTTGAAGATTATAAAAATGATTTTGTGCTAAGTGATTTTTGTCTATTAGTACAAAAGTACAAACCCTTTGTTCACATAGACAAAGATAATGTTAAACAGAGATTTGCAGGTAAATTTGCACAATGTCTAAATCAGTAAAAAGAAAACCCGAAGAAAAAAGAATTCATAGGGTTGGAAAAGAACACCCTGAAAGAGCAATCGATCAGGAACTAAGACGTATAAATAGCATTGAGGATCTAGAGAATATAGATCTAGATGAAGTCCTCGAAACATATACAACTAATATATCGCATACAAACTAATACAACGCATATACGGAGAAATAGCATGGCTTTTAATTCACTTTCAGACCTTCGCAAGGCTCGTGGCAACTTTGATTCATTGATGAAGGAAGTCGAAAAACTCGACGCCCCTCAGCAACGTAATGATGATTCTAACGAGTGGAAACCCACAGTAGATAACGCAGGCAACG